ACATTGTGGTAGCATGGATTCCATCTTCAAAAGGAATCTTAGGAACTACTTTAAAATTAACACCTAATTGATAAGCAACCTCACGTCTTGTTTTACCATTACTAAAATCAGTAACTTCAATATCATGTGGTGCAAAATGATCTTTATAAACATAATCTTTGCTTTGTAGCATTTGAATATAATGCGGTAATCCTTGACCACGTTCTTCGTAGTAATCAATAATGTTTATAGCTCTACCCATTTGTTGAAAGAATATAACTGCTGAATGATCTGACACACCTAGATCCCACGCAGTTGACACAGGTAGTGATGGATCATAAGGCACTCTTGTTAACTGCCTAGCATCTTCCATCTTAGTAACTACATCTCCATAAACAGCACCTTCTATATTTGCAATCCAATCGCATTCAAACTCTTGTTGGTATTTCTTTTCACCCATTACTTTTTTTGCAGCAATTAATTCGGCATCATCTACTATTTTAGTTTCAGATGCTTTGGCTTTATAATGAAACCATTCTTTATCGCCTTGTGCATGTTGGAATAATTCATAGAAGTTATTATTAGTTCCTTGTGGAGTTCCAATAAATACGCACCATCCTTTTCTATCTGATAATGCTGGTCTAATAATTTCTGTAAATAACTTACCTTGTATGTTTGCATACTCATCAATAACACAACCATCTAAATAGATACCTCGTAATCCATCTGAGTTCTCTGATCCTAATAATGTTATTCTAGATCCATTAGGTAGATCACAACGTAATTCTGTTTCATTAAATTTAACGCCAGGTATTAATGATGTGTATTGTTTCATATAATCCCATGCAATTGATTTAGCTTGTTTAAAGGTGGGTGCTATATAAGCAAACCTAGGATTGCTATTGGTTGATCTTAATGCTGACATTAACAGATGATTAATCATACACACTGTTTTGCCAAACCTTCTATGGCAGACTAACACAGACCATCTTTTTTTCATTAGTTTAAAATGAAGTCTTGTTTGTTCTCTTCTTGGTAAATATGGAATTTTATATTCTGAGTTATTTGATTTAATAATTGTTTCTGTAATTGGTGTTAGCATTAGTGTATGGATTTAGACTTTGCATCATTTATGATTGCATTCTCAATATTCAATAACATCATTAACCAAGAACTAAATATTGCTGAATGTTCTTTGCTTTCAAATCCTGTGAACTTAACAGTTATGGAATTATCCTTTTCTATAAATACAACTGCTTTTACATTGGAATTGTAAAAGTCATCATCATCTTGGTGCATATTTTCAAACATACTACAATAGGTAGTGTTTTAATATTATATTAAGGTTGGTCAGGCAAAGGAAAAAGGTGTGGGTTGTTTTAGGGATATACCCATTATGAGTTAGCGATTTTGTGTGTTGTGAAATTTACGGCAAACTGACTACATGGCTAAAGGTATCCTAACAAGTCCCATGTATATCAATATCTGAAGTGCGGCGGCATTTTTGGGGATACCCCCCTATGCAACTTGTAATTTGTACAAAAACCTCAATAAATATTATGATATTTTTAAAAGCATATTTAGACGGATATAAATTAAATAGTTTATTCCGATAACTTTTTATTATCACTGTAAACTTTCCGAAGATATACACACGTTTTAAATACAACTGAATGTATTATCTAAATCCAACTTTATACCAATATGATTGTGATATAAATGCAACACATTACGTTTAAAACTTACTCACACAATTAAAGGTTTTGTTTCTTCTATTGTTTTATTGATGATCTAGTTTTGTTTTATAAATACAATCTACAAGTTAAGCTGTTGATAATTTCGTTTGGCATTTCTTTTCTATATATCTTTTCTTTTTGTCTTCCCTTTCTTTTGTCGCATAAAATAACACTCTAAAAATAAAACATAATAAATTCAATAGCTTAATATTTTTATTCATTTTATCTATTTACATTAATTATATTATACCCTAAAAGGTTATTAAGTAAACAACAAAGGAGAAATAAAATGCCTGTAATGACAAGAGAGAAAACAATTAAACTACTTAAAGCACATGGAATGAGATTACTTGAGCTTAAGCACTTCTTAAAAACTTTTGGTAATAAGAGTTGCTATAGAACTAAGTATGTAAAAATTTGGCTTGGTTATTAATTAATTAACTATTGACAAATTGGTTATAATAATATTAAATATAAAAATAACAACTGAAAGGGTTATAATATGACACAAGTAAAAACAGTAGATAAAACAGAACAAGAAAAAATTGAAGCGTTAGCTAAACATCTTGATTGCTCTATTGATGAAGCAGTTAATAGCATGGATGATTACTTAGTCTATACTGATGATGAAGCTGATGAAGCTGTATATAATTACATTGAAGAAAGCGTTTGCTTTTTTAGATCTGATTTTATTGCAGCTCATACTGAAGTAGATGAAGAAGTTATTAAAAAACTTCAAGAGCTTCATGAAGATAGCAACGAAGCAATTAAATCATTAATAAAAGACTTCGATCATTTTGTTAGTGATGCTGTTTGTTCTGATGGTCGTGGACATTTTATTGCTTCATACGATCATGAAGAAAATGAAGTAAATGTAAATGGTAATACTTATTACGTTTATAGATCTAATTAAATAACAACTGAAAGGGTTATAAAATGAAAAAATATGTAATAACAGAATATCCTGGCTTAATTAGAAAATATATAGTTGAAGGTAAGAATAAAGAAGATGCTTACAATAATTTTATTGAAGATAAAATAGTTGAAGCATTAGAAGATGATTACTTTGAAAATTATATGGATACAGAAATAGAAGAGTTTAAACAACAGGAGGTAGCATAATGTTTAATAGATCAGATCTAAAAGCATTAATTGCTACAGCTATAATAATTCTACTAGGTTATGCTGCAATTCATTTATTGGTTTACCTAGATGAATACTTTAAACTAACTAACTACTAACGAAAGGATAACTATGTATATCATAGACTACAAAAGTAAAACTGTAGCTAAATTTAATAAAAAAGAATTATCCAACTTTTTAAATTATTCTTACGACAAGAATAGATTTATATTTGTTGATAATAAACAACAAGCAAAGCAAGTTATTAAATATGCTATGCGATTAACTAACTAACTAACGAAAGGTATAAACATGAACTCAATTCAAACTATGAAAGAATACATTAGCACGTTTGATGATGAAAAACTTTTAAATGAATTTGATTTATATAGATCCGTTCATTCAAAAGGTATTAGAGAAATAATATACCAACAGATCATAGAATATGAATTATATTCTAGAAGATTGTTAGATCATAAAATAATGGAGGATAACTACGAGTATGAATACGCACAATAAAAAAAAGATAATATTAAATGTTGCTGACGTTGTATCTAATAGAAAAACTTTAAGCCTTAAACTAAGCGTATGGAAGAAAGTAATTTCCTGTGCTGTACATGAAGACTTAACAATATCTAAGTTGATCAACAACCTAATAGATAAGCACATTAAAGAAAATAATTACAACGTAGAGGATATGTTTAAAGATAATCTTGAAGTTAAACAAATACTATTTAGAGAGAACGAGCATAGAGCAATTGACTATAAATTTGATGATAGTATCTAATTGTTTGGCTTGTTTGGAATTTCCTTTGTATTAATTTCTTTCAGTTCTTCTGCTTCTAGATCTAAATATTGTTTTTGAAGTTCTGGACTGTCAAGCCAAGACACAGTTATAGTTTGTTTGACGTTGCTTTCTTGTGGTTTATTGTCTGAGTATAGATCTGTAATTTTAGTAGCCAGGAATTGTATAAATTTTGTCTTCTCCCTAGTCCAAGCAATAACATTAGGATCTAGTTGTTTACCAGATATATCCTGCATATAGATCTCTAAAAGTTTATCAACTAAAGTCTGAACTCCTAACTTTTGAGCTTCTAATATTCTAATCTTTGCTTCCTTGTTCTCTGGTTTTCTTAACCAAAAGTGAAATTTGTGTAAGCTGATCGGCAACACTTTTTGATCTGAAAAAATTTCTGTAAGTGTTTTCCCACTTACGAGAAGCTCTTCTACTGTATTCAGATCTGAATTGCTGATTGTCAATTCGTTCTTTGATGTTTCTTTCGTAGTAATCTCTGACATATTCAATTGGTTTATCTTTAAATTGTTTCAAAGTACATAGTTGTCTGAGCCTAGACGCATGTGAATAATTATCTTTTTTAAATCCACCTTTTCCAGCTCTGTCCCTAAATCCAAAGTAATCAGAATTCTGACCACCATGAAAACGACATAGATATTTCTGAACTCCTTCTTTGGTAAAGCTATTTGTAGGAAATCCTTTAGCTTGACAGGCTTTTCCTGATAGCCTAGACTTACCCATACAAAATATCTTTTTACTTTTAAATCCTGCCATTTAGAATTTGTTTTTCTTACTCTCCCAAGGCTTAATTCCATTTGCCTTATTGTACTTAACACGAGCAACATATCTCTCGCTTCGCTTCTTGCCATTGGCTTGTAAAGCCTCTGTTATCTTTTGCTTTGCAATAGTTTCAGGCAGTAGTTTTTTTTGGCGTAGCTCTTGCTGTCTATATTCCAACACTAGCTTCATATACCATTTATAAGTTGGGTTGTTTAATAGCTTGTTATGTTCGGCAAGTGGGGTAGTCTGTAAGAATTTAGACAATGTACTAATCAATACATCTTTATCATTCTTATACCTATTTATAATATCATCTATTCTATTATCATTATCCATTTTATTATTAGAATTATTTCTATTAAGATATATATTAAAGTTATCTTTATTAATACCAGTCAGCCTGACTGCACTGATCAGTCCCCCTGACGTATCACTCACGTCACCCTGACTGCTCCCTACCATTAAAATAGGGTTAAGTTTATACAAATTAGTAGATGAAAGTCGCTTCTTTTTAAGCAAACCAATAGACACCATTAACTTAATACGTCTATAAATTGTAGCCTTAGATAGTCCAAGTAGGCTGTGCATATGAGCAAGACGTGGGTAGCATTCGCCTGTCTTCTGATTTGAGTATCTCAAAAGCACAACAAGTATCGCTAAACAATCGGCTTTATTCCTACCTGCCAAGCCTAAGAATATATCGTTCTTAAATAAACTTACAGGAACTCTTATATGGCTTGCGTATTTACCCATGATTTACCTGCATTTATGCTGTTTTACTTCATGTTTAGCTTTGCAAACATGCTGTTGTCTTAACCAATTCAAATAACCTATATATTCCTGCTCATTTAATTCAATCAAAGAACCCTCAGAAATGGGGTCTATTTCCTCCAAAATGGTATTAATTTTTGCGATCTTAAACGTTGGATAGTCAGCACCCTCAATGTTATAATAAACTATATACGCAGGTATGCCTAGTTTAGTACCAATATCTGCTGTTAAATATGCAACCTTATTATATTTACCTACATCGTAGGTAGTTTCAATAATGGCTATGCCATTTCTACATTCATTACAATACTCGTAAGAGTCTATATCAATCATACGCCAATGATCATTCTGTATCTGGCGATGCCATTCATTGTACCAATTAACTCTTGCTTTACTAAAGTATATCTCTCTTGCCATAGTTCTTAGATCTTTCTTTCATTAGTTCAATGTTAAGAACTTGTATCTCTTCGTTTAATCTATCTATTTCTTTTTGAAGAATTAAAATCTTTTCGTTGTACATTTCTATTACATCCTCAACATGCAGCTCTTGATCAATCATTTAGTTCTCCAATTTTTTAATTGAAACAACACAACCTTTTGGAATAACAATTGCATCTCCAACGTCTAGTTCATCAGTGTTTGGATCTATGCTGTATGTTGCAAACATTTTAATAAAGTTAGGATTGTCTTCATAAAGATAACCTATTGTATTACACATAGCAGGTTTAAGATTTTCTAAATCTGATTGACTGTTCCATGCACTATCGCAACTGTTAATATCTTCCCAAATTACGATTGCCTTTTCATATTTTATACTTGTCATACCACTCCTCGTAAAAGCTATTAGGTTGAACACCTGTCTTTTCTGTTATCACTTTCATAAATCTAGGATGAGGTATTCTCTCTGACTTTAAATACCTAATCACAGATACGATAGGATTCTTGCCTGTTAATCCTATTAACTTTGCAAGATCTTTATTGCTAAGTTTGTGCTTTTCTTTGTACTCGTTTAGTGTCATTTATTTTTCCTTCTGTTGCCAAAACAATCAAATGTTTTGTGATACTTTTTAAGTAGTTTTTTTAGTTGGTTTTTAAGTTTCATTATTATTCCTTTCGTTAAAAATCCCTATATAACCATAATGATTATATGTCAAATAAATAATTTAAAAATATGTATTGACTATAATAACCAATAAAGGTAAACAGTATTTACAACAATGAAAGAGGTAAAAAATGGTTATTGATTTAACAAAGAACAATTCTATATCGGCAATAAATAATTTTGATCCTGATATTTGTATTAAGTATTATGAAAAACTTAAACTTGATCATGGATCACCAAGTCAAACTGCACAAACGAATGCAGATTGGTTAGTTAACTATTGTTTGTTTGATCAAACTGATAGGCGTAATAAAAACATATCGTTCCGAATGAACGCTGGAGTATCTATTGGTAGAGCATCACAAAAATATGTTTCTAAATATATGTATGAAGCAGAGAAGAGAATGCTTATTGAGAAAAAAAATATAGATACAATTATTAAGGAAGAGCTTACTGAGTACGATAAATATAAACCTCATAATGAATTAGATAAAGAGCAACACGAAGATACAAAAAATTATCTTGTTGATATGATTAAGATTACTTGCAAAGCATTAGATGATCTTAAACTAGGAGAAGAAGTAGCAAGCGAAAGATATTGTACTTATAAATTTAAAGAATTAGTTTTAGATAAGATAGGCAGAATAGATTACGAGCAAATGAATGGAACTAAACTTGTAGAATTAAAGACAAAGCATAGATCAAAAAGAAAATCAGATACCAAAGCTGGTTTTAGTTGGATCAAAGCATACTTACCAAAACAACCAGACATAAATCATGTACGCCAATGTGCATTCTACTGGCACGCTACAAAAAAAGTTCCTCATTTACTTTATGTTAATCAAGATAACTTTAATGTCTTTACACCTGACACCTGTGAATTACTTACGCCTGAGTATATGGAATTTTTAATTCAACAAGATTTAATTGTTGATAAAATTCGTCAGAACCTTGTGTACTTATGTCGTGGCTCGGTTCAGGATATGGCTAGATTAATTCCTCCTCCAGACTTCTCAAGTTATATGTGGAAAGACGTGCAAATGGATCTGATAAAAAAAGCGGCGAGCTTGTGGGACAATGTGTAGGAATATGGATATAAATTATTATCAAAAGCAACATGACAAAATTAAACAACAGTTTCGTCATGATATTATAATGCGTAAACTAAAAGAAAAAGAAGATAAGGAGTTTAGAAGTTTGTTTACAAAACTATTATTGATTATTGTTATAGCAATATTGCTACTAACATTGATTGCTAAATGAAATTAATATTAACTATTATACTTATGAATGGTTATGTTCATACATTTGAAATGAATGATGTGAGATATGATCCTTATAATTGTGATAAGTTTTTTAAAAGATTAACTAAACATCAAGTGGTTAATAACAGGAGTAGATTATACTATAATGGTAAAGAAGTATTTGCTTACTCTTGCATTCATGAACGACATGACTTAGTCTATAGATTAAAAAATAGATTGGGTTTAAACAACAAAAAGGAAACAACGAATGAAAGACAAACTAAAACAAGTTAATGATTTGTGTGCAGCTCATGGCTCATACTTAAATCAACATAGAAAGAAAACAGTATCAGCTTGGAGTAAGATTAAATACTTTAGAGAAGTGTTTGGTACTGAGTATGGAATCAATTGTGTAATACAAGAACACTCTGATCGTTATGTTATAATGAAATGTATTATAACTAAATCAGATCCTGAACATATTGTAGCAACAGGTTACTCTAAACAATACAGAGATAAACCAGGCTACTTAGAGATTGCTGAAACATTTGCAATCACACGAGCTTTATCATTCATGGGTATTCTTCTTGAAGATATAACTTCAAAGGAAGAGTATGAGGAATTAGATATTCCAGTACAGCCAATGAATGAAAAAGATACTACATCAAACAATATAAATTATGATGATAGTATAGTTAATGAACTGACAAAGAAGATAGCATTTGCTCCTCACACTGCGAAACTAGATTTCCTTTGGAGAGCAAACAAAGATCTTCTTAATCAGATAAAAATAAAAGATCTTGCAACTTACAATTCTATTTTAAATAAATTTAATAGTAAGCGTGATGAGATCACAACTCAAAATGAGGTATAGATGAACGACCAACCAAAGAACAAGATATATTTAAATCTTGTTCCTAACTTAAATAAAAAAGCAGGCGACAATCAACCAGTGATGGTTGCACCTAATTCACCAAAAGCTCCAGAGGGAAAAAACTGGAAGATGAATGTGAATATTAATGGTGAGTGGTACGACTATTGTGCGTTTGATGGAACAGACATAGAAGGTAATCCAACAGGTGGATACACTGTGATCTTAACTAAGAAAGAAGCACAAGTAACAACAGGAGCAAATAAACAACCTGGATTTAAAGCTGGTGGATTTCAAAAGAAACCATTTACAAGCAATAAGTCTTTCGGTAATAGACAATACTAATAACAACTAATAATTGTTATTCATTCTACCCTTGGGGTTTTCATCGGCTGTTCTCAGCCACCCTTTCGTTGTCCCCGAGGGTAGAGTAAACAAATGAAAAGGATATACATGATTAACAAAGAAGACTTTATTGACATTGAAGAAAAGATACAAAAGAAAATAATTAAAGATCGCCAAGAAGATTATGGTGATTATGAAGAAAACTTTGCATTACTTGCAGAGCTATTCTCCATAGTATTATTTGATAAAATAAGATTGGCATTAACACCTGAAGATGTTGGTCATTTAATGATGGCACTTAAACTATATCGTTGCACTAAGAAATATAAAGCTGATAGCTACGATGATCTAGCCATTTACTGTAAGATGACTAAGAATCTAAGGAATAAAAACAGTATTGCCAAAAAGGATAAATAGTGGTAAAGTTCCTTCGTAATAAGAACTGTGAATGTTCTTTTGTTTATACAGAAGAATTTGATAGTGCAGAAATTGCATCAGATCCAGCTGCCAAAGGTGTAGTGATTGATGTTAAGATTAGCAGTATCAAAACAGTTTTTACAACTATTAAACAGAAGGATGATTTAGTTGGACAAACTAAAGATTCGTCTGCAAAAGATGAGAGATCTACAAGAGATGCGACATCGCAAAGCTCTTGAGTTCTTTCATAAGTATCAAAAGAATCTAAATGATTCTAAAAGATTGATATTTAAAATTGAGCAGACAAAAGAAAAGATAATGGCATAAGTCATTATTAACATAACAACGAAAGACAACGTAAAGTTGTTTACAACTGAAAGGGAAAGTCATGACGTTAAAAGAGTTTAGACAACAAATCAAATTAAGATACACAGCCAATGTGTATGAGAATGTATCTGATAGAGATAGAAAGTTTTATCGTTTAGGATTTAAGAGTGGATATAAACTTGCCAAAGAATTTTTTAAAACAAACATCAGACATAAACAAACTGTTATTAAAGAAGTAGTTAAGTATGTAACTATTAATGATGTAGTTGTACCTGAGAATGTTAAAGAGATCTTAACAATCGTAGCCAATCAACTTGGTGTTAATGTAAATGATATTATTGCTAAGACTAGAATACAGCAGGCAGTAATTGCAAGATCAATACTTATAAATGTTTTAAGAGATAAGTATGATATGCCATTCACTAAGATTGGAGTTATCTTAGGTAATAGAGATCATACTACAATGATCCATCATGTTAAAATGAAATTTAACAAAGAGCATTTCTGGAAACCAGAGAATGTTATTTGGAATAGATATAAGTATGTGATGGATAATGTAAAGACTTAATCTTTGAAACCAGCTAATAAACTTTTGTAAGACTTCTTAGATATAGTAGATTCAGATTTACTTCTAGATGTACCAGCTTTCTTACGCTGATTTATATTATAGTATAAACCCTTACGAGCCATCTTACCTTCTTTAGTTTTATGAAATTTAGATTTATCCATATTATTTAGCCATTAATGATTTGCCTTTTTTCTTAACACCTTTAATAGTTCCTTTATTCTCTGAAGCATAGAATACAGCTTTACCTTTTTCTTTTCCGTATTCTTTTTGCATAGCTGCTAAAATCTTTTTACCTTTAACATTAAGTGGCATATTATTCTCCTTGGTATTTATGTTTACACTTTTGTTTCTTTAAATATTCTATATACATTTCCATACGTTTGTCATTATTATTGTTAATAACAGATGACTGTTTCTCTTTTGCTCTTACATTATTAAAGTAAATCTCATAGCAACTATGCTCTAAACTATGGCAAAAATTAAGTTTCTCTGCATTAATAACCCATCCACCTTCATTACTCATGTGTTCTTTGCCACACATATGACAGAAGCCACATGATTTAAGTATTACCTTTCGTTTAGCCATTGTTATTTTTTCTTATGTCTTGCAGCGAAATTTCTAGCAGCTTCCTTAGAACTAAATCCCCAGGCTTTGAGTGCTAGCTTTAATCTTGTTGGTTTACCTGACTTAGATAATAAAGATCCTTTCATGCCACCAAAGCGTGCAGCAAAAGAAACTCGTCTTGGATTGGTCCCTGATTTTACTGGAGCTTTAAGATTAGATCCTTCAGTACGATTATAATATTTTCTACCTGCTTCGTTTAATCCACCACTTGGATTTTGATACATTTTTTTAACCATTATAATTTCTCCTTAAAAGGATTAAAGTGATCCTCATTTACTCTATCACATCTACATTGTTTGAGTAAAGAACAGAATCCTCTTGATAACCAAAAAATACATTTGCTAATTTTAACTTTAATCATATAAACTTCTTTCCTTTTTTTATAACCTTTTTAAATTTTACTATATGTCTTTTCTTTTTAACAGGTTCACCAATTAACCAGTTGCTTAACTTGATTAATAATAATTGTATCATACCCTTCCTTGACCAACGTATGGTTTATATGTCTTGTGTTTATTTACACGCTTAGTGTGTCTGCCTCTTCGCTTCTTTGGTGGCTTTCTTATATGTTTATTTTCTAAGTGCTTTTTTGCCATTCTTTTTCTTTACCTTTACTTTAACATTAGAACCTTGCTGTGATAACAAAGATACTTTCTTGCTATACATTTGACCAGATGATGTCATGATTTGATCAGACATTATTTTTTAAATATATCTAGTGTCGGCTTTAATCCGTAAATTGCGGAAAATATACCAACGATTAACCATTGATACCAAGTAGGAAACTTACCAAAGTAATCAAAGAATAAATCTAATTTAGATTTGATATTAACATCATCACTAATGATTGCATAAGATAATACAATAATTGGAATACATACTATTATTAAAACAAATTCATCTTTCCATGATTTGTCTTGTTGGTCGTAAACATCTCTTTGATATTCAATCTCACCTTTAGCCATACGCTCATAGTATCTGCGTTCAGCTTCTGATTCTAATAGTTCTGATTGCTTATGATTTTTATAGATCTCAGCACCAGTTTTAACTACTGTAGGTATAATGTTCCACCACATATTAATAACAACTTCTCATTAAGTTAGACAGCTCTTCACATCTAGATGGTGTCTGTCTGTACCATGCTGAATTCAACATTTCATCAGCAGCTTTACTATATTCATTATTCTTTAAAGCATCAAACATTTTTTTAAACTTAGATATTCCAGTCTTTCCTAATTGAAATACCATTTCAATAATTACTTCTTTAGCTACAAGAGCTATCTCATATCCTTTTAATAACTCTTCAGCACCTTGCACAGCTTTATTAAAATCCTTTTCAAATAATGCTTCTAATATATCTTTGTCATAGATAACTCCTTCAACAAAGTCATCTTCTTCTGTAAGTAAATGACCATAGCCAATGGTAGCTTTACCTAATGAGTCAAGGTAAACCTTAGCTAAGAATCCTTCGTGCTTCTTTATTCTTGATTTAAGATCTTCGTACATTGTAACTCCCTGTTGTTTTATTTAACTACTACCTTAAAATAAATTTATTTATTTTATAAGTACCTTACCATCTTCATATACATAAACAATCTTAACATTTAAATTTTTTTGTATTTTAGATGGAGATCTATTTATACGATCATTCTTTTTGTGTGCATATTTAGTATCTGACTTTCTATAAGATACAGTCTTAACATCGTAGTTAGTATATTCATTTGTCTTAGTATTAAATA